CTATAAAGATTATGTAATTGAATCGCCATTAGATAGAGTGGTTGCTAAAGCATTGATAAGAATGGGATGGCTGGAAGAATTTGTAGATGAGGATGGTGACTTAATAATACAATTAACAGAAACTGGTTTTCTAATTTTTGAGGAAATATAATATGACACATGAACACTTACAACTGCAAATTGATGGTATAGAAAGTAACATCCGACAAATTGATGACATGATACACAATGCTGAAAGTGACACCGAGATAAAAACTTTGATTCGATATAGAAATGAGTCTATTGAACTTTTGATGACACTTCAAAAAATATGACACCTCAGATGACACTGACATGATATGTTAGATATGACACCTCACCAAAAGTAAAAGGATGACACCTCACAAAAATGTGTCATCCATGTCATATAAAAAAAATGTGACACATCATCAAAAGATTGCATATATCACATTACCCAACCAACAACCAGCCAAGGTGCCTCTAAAGTACCTTGGCAATAACACCAAATAACTTTATAGAGGATTTACAAATGATTTATTATGATGATTTAGGTAGATATGAAGAATTAATATTAGAAGGTTGTGATATTGTAGATCTTCTACATGCCGATTCAGGGAATGTTGGAGATATAGGCGAACTATTGGTATTAGCTGCCCAAGAAATTGAACGGTTACGCGGGTTTCCAGCCAAATAAGTTTTCAACCAAATATCAAAAAACCCAAATAAGTTTGAATAACCCAAATAAGTTTTCAACCAAATATCAAAAAACCCAAATAAGTTTGAATAACCCAAATAAGTTTTCAATAAATCCTTGATAAAAAACCCAAATAAGTTTTCGATAAGTTCTTGATAAATAACCCAAATTACTCCAAATTAGCCCAAGTCCTTGATTTAATTCAAAAAACCCCCAAAAAACCCCCAAAACCGCTGGAAGCCACGGAAATCAAGGCTTTTGCCCCAAATTTCAAGCCATTGGCCGAGCAAATTTCAAAGGCAATGGTCTGGAAGCTGCATTCTGCTTGACTTGGCTGGTTGTTGGAAGGCAGGGCAAGTTTTTGAAAAGGCGAGGCAATTGAGGCAGGGGTTATGCAAAAATGAGAAAATAAGACTGAATTGTTAATATAATCAAGGACTTATGCGACTTTCTTAATCCAAAATAGAGGATTTTGAAAATAAATAAGAAATAATTTGACATTGGCCGCAAACCATGAAATAATAAGCCACACTTTAAATAAAGAGAATAATCAAATGAGCATAAAATATAAACTGTATAGTGATAATCGTGTTTGGCATCACGAATACCCAGCGAATGAAACAATAGTTAGTATAATGGCAGATCAACAAATATCAGGCAGGGCAAGGCTTATACGCTGGAATTATTCTACCAAAGAATATCGCGTAGATCGAACTGGCTTTATTTTTGAAATACAAGATATTATTGATTGACATTGGCCGCAAAACATGAAACAATAGCAACAATTTTAAACCAAACGAGAAACACATGAAAACCTATTTTGATGATGTAACCATTGATATTACCAAACAGCAATTATACCAATTGCCAGTATATGGTAGCCAAGATGTTGAAATACTTGAACTATCCAACCAACCAACCATTAAAAGACAATTAAATAAAATATCTAAACAAAAATATATAGACATTTTAATAGGCTATGGTGCATGGGATTATGATGAGTTAGAAGACCATGAAACCAACAAGTTAAGGCTATTATGGATTGCTTGTGGCGATTTATTAGAAAGGATTACAAAATAACTGCTTGACAACTTGAAGAAAGTATGAAATAATACATCATACTTTCAAAACAACCAACCAACCAAACCATAAAAGAGGCAATACAATGAACTTTGATACAGATTTATATGATTTTGACCGCGTATTAAACAATGCAGACAATTTCTTTGACATAAGGGATGACCTGCCAGAATTTTTCAGTTATAGCAAAAAAGACAATGATATTATTGCAGACGATGAGTAAACTGCCCTATGCGGATGACGGAGAATCGCAAAAAACTACTACGGGAAGGTTATACACTTGATCATATAATATCAGGCAAGCTTAATATAAAAAGCTTGCCGGTAAGCGAAAATCGACCTTTAAATGATGATTTAGAAGACACAGAAGAGGAGAAATTATTCAAACAATTGCAATTCTTTGAAACTGCCAGACTTACGGCAATTGCTGTAAGTCAAGGCATTAGCAAAAGTCTTATTATTGCTGGTAGCGCAGGAATTGGCAAAAGTCATGGTATTGAATCGACATTAGATCCAAAAACTACTTTTTATGTTCATGGCAATGTTTCACCTTTAGGACTATATAAGATACTTTATGAATATAAACAAAAGGAATATACCATAATTTTTGATGACTCAGATAGTATATTGCATAACGAAGCATCATTGGGTATATTAAAACATGCATTAGATAGCAAGCCAAGCAGGTTAATAAGCTGGTCAAGTAATACTGTAATAAAAGATTCATTAGGTAATATTATGGATAATAGTTTTATTTTTTGGGCCAATATTATATTTTTAAGTAATCTTGATTTAAGTGGTATTGTTAGAAAAAAGACTAAATTAAGTGTGCATATTGAGGCACTAATTAGTCGATGCCTATACATAGACTTTTTTGCCCTATTTAAGACACCTAATGACTATATGGTAAGGATAAATTATTTGAAGGATAGTATATATCAGAATGAGAATATTGATGCTACAGGGCAATATTTGATTAACAATTTTATCAATGCCAATTACCTATGCCTAAGAGAATTGTCTTTAAGGCTTGTCGTTAAATTGGGGCAAATTTACAAATTTACGGGAGAAACCGGATTTTATGGAGCTGCCCTAATTTTAACTGGTAAATAATTTAGCTTGACAATCACTTGAAAGTATGAAATAATACATCATACTTTCAAAACAACCAATAAAATTATGAAAAGATTTAAAATCATTACCACCGAAGGCAAAATTTATTTCATTTTTGCAAGTTCTCTTGAAGAATGTTGGCAAAAATGGTTTGATAGCTATGGCAGGGCATTGACGGCACAGTGCCTATTTGAACAATTTTAATAATTAAAGAGAATAAAAAAATGAAAAAAGAGAAAAAATTTAAAGATGCATACATTGATCAACACAACAACGTCTTTTATGCCAGAACACGAAAAGAATTGCATGATCAAATACCAGGCAAAGTCCAGTTAATGTACTGCGATAATAAAAATGGTACAGTGTCAAAAGTTGGTTATGTAATAGGATACCATTGGCTTACAAAATATTCACCTGTAGAATTAAAATAACTGCTTGACAATCCCTCGAAAGTATGAAATAATACATCATACTTTCAAAACCACAAAAGAGAATAACATGATTCCATTAGAGCGCAAAATCAAAAAGAACCAATGGCTACACATCACTGCATATTTTTTACATAAAGATTTATTTTACCTTATACCTACTATTATGCTTGACCTTAAACCGTTAAATGGTGATTATTTTAACGCCAGATTTTACATTTTTACCTTAGTAGTTCAATTTGAATTTATTCGTAAAACCGCACCAAACCAAAAACAATTTTAAAACTGCTTGACAATCCACTGAAAGTATGAAATAATACATCATACTTTCAAAAACCACAAAGAGAATAAAAAATGAAGACTTTAACCACAATTTATATAAAGCTATACGAAGTATTAGAAACCGACAAAGTTGTGATGGTATCAACAGATGTTAATGGTTATTTTGCTATTGTTGATAGGCTTATTGATGTAATTGAGGAATTTTAAAATGGAAACAAACAATGATGTAAGAGTATGGGCCAACTGCTATTATAACAGTCTTGAGGATGATGGTATTGAGCAGGACGCATTAACAATTGAAAGGGATACCACTGCTTTTCAATTATTGCAGGATGAACTATTAAAAGACTATGCTTACCAAGATCAAGAAAAATTTTCAATTGATTATATTTGAAAAGACTTGACAATAACCTAAAAGTATGAAATAATACATCATACTTTCAAACAAAGAGAAAATCAAATGAGAAACAATATTGATAGAAATCAAGCAATTGTGCATTTTTACTTCAAAGCTTATACTGGCTATATTGGAAGCTTGAATCATTATAAAATTACGAAAATGGCACAAAAAGATAGTAAAACCGATTCATTTATTGTACATACAGCTAATTTAAGCGATTTTATTAATTTAGGTGGTCAACTTCACAATGAAGAGTATTTGTAATGAAAACAATCCACAAATCACTAAGACATTACAATCAATATGATTACATATCATTAGAAGTAAAACAGCTTAAAATGCCTATACATTGCTCTTATTACGATAAACTAGGTTATTATACATTCCTTTTTACTATAAGTATGTTGATTATTTCAAAATTATTTTAACGGTAACAAAATGAATTTCTTCAAAAGATTTTTTAAGTCTTCACAATTGGATATTTTAGAGGATGCCCTACAGGATGCTAAAAATAATTACTTGGCTGCTTGTATTGAGTATGAAAAAACAGGCTCAAGTGATGCCTTAAAATCGGTTTTTGAGACTGATTTAGTATATGCAGAAGCTCACATAAAATACAGTGTAGAATATTCAAAATTTTTATCTTGACAATAACCCAAAAGTATGAAATAATACACCATACTTTCAAAACAACCAAAAACAAAAGAGGCAATACAATGAATACAAAAACATATAAAGTCGAAACAATATCAGGTTATTCCAACAAATATCAAGTATTTTACACTGATTATATCAGCAATGAAACAATGTTTAATGAAAACTTGGCGATTAGTCTTTTGAAACAAACAGTTAAGGAAGTCAAAGTGGTTAATGCTGGCTATAGCTATGAAGTTTAGAATTAATTGCTTGACACAAAAACAATTGAATGCTATAATACAGGCGTATCAGGATTTAAAGGTGCTCAAAACGCAGGATAATGACTTAACTTGTAAGGAGCTCGAAACTGCATTCCCTGATATTGATTTTTATGAGTTAAATGCCAGTGCTTACATATAAACAAACTAACTGCCTATTGGATTCTTATTGGACTCTTAAGCATTGCATAGAGGCATTATCAGAAGAGGACAAAGAGATCATAATAAAGCAATTGGACGATTTAAGGCAAGCATTCCCAGAAATAGATTTTAATTTTCAATAACAAAATATTGCCATGATTGGACGATAATATTTAATCATGGCAATCGTATAGGAAACATAAAAACAGTGTTACACGAATATTTAAGGTTTGAAAATGGCCGTATATTAATAGAAAGCATAAAAGAACATGAAAGTTTATTAAAGTCATATTATGAATTTAATGGATTAACTAATAGACAAACTAAGGACTTGAAAATAATACATTATGTTTTATCTTGTCTTTATGATAACCAAAAAACAATTACCCAAGCATTATTTAATCAATTGGTTAAGAATGTTAAAATATGTGAAAAAAAAAAATAAAGAAACAAACTATAGTAATTATTGAGCAAGAAAACTTGGACGATTATTTAATAAATTATGTTTGACAATCACCTAAAAGTATGAAATAATACATCATACTTTCAAAACAACCAACAAAAAAGAGAATACCATGAGCAGATTCAGGACCACAACCAAGAAAAAAATCGCATTAGAATGCCAAAGATTTTTAATTGCCTATAAAGCAACAATCGCAAAAACTGAAAAAGAAGCAAAATACAATTTTCATGAGTTTAGCGAAAATATAGCAATATTTTCACGTTTGTTTGATCCAACCACTGCCGTTATAAATTCCAGAGAAATCGCTTATGATTTTTATCATTCGCAAGTTAAGGCAATTAAGCAGGAATTAGAACAATGAGTAAACGAAAACCAACAAACAAAGTCAGGATTTATAAATCTAACATGGTTAATTGGTGTGTAATTGTAACAGATCAATTTAACAATATTTTGCTGGATAGCGCAGGATTCTACACTGAATTGGATGCTGTAAAGTATTATAGAAAATGGAAGCATTCACAATAAAGCTTGACAATCCCTTGAAAGTATGAAATAATACATCATACTTTCAATCAAACCAAAAGAGAATAATAAAATGGGTACAATACCAACAACAGGTCAATGGATACGGGATAATGAGGAATCATTATCCACAGAATATTGGAATGAGGATACAAAATTAATGTGGATTGAATGGTGCATTGAGAAATTTATCGAACGTGTATTAGATCCTGAAGAACCAATCAAATAACAGCTTGACAATCCATTGAAAGTATGAAATAATACATCATACTTTCAAAAACCAAAAAGAGAATTTAAAATGAAAAATTTAGCAGAATTAGAACAATTAAAAAATCAAGCTGCCGAGGTTTATATTGATGCTTATGATAAATTTTCCAAAGCTAATGTAAACAATACAAAAAAAAATACATATTTTGATGATGCCGTTATTAACGGATTAGATATTGCCATTGATAAGATATTAACTAAAATAATTGATGATGTAGCTTGACAATCCCTTGACAATCCCTTGAAAGTATGAAATAATACATCATACTTTCAAAAACCAAAAAGAGAATTTAAAATGAAAAATTTAGCAGAATTGAATGCAATTTATTTAAAATCACTGAAAAATGTAAATTTAGCGTTACAGTGCTACTTAAATGATGAGATTACACACATAGTTTATCAAATATATTATAAAACATGGTGTAAAAATTTTGACGAATTGACCGCAAAGAATAGCGAAGTGATCGGACTATGAACAATGTCGAAAGGATAGTTTTAAAGCAAGCTAAAGGCATCGTAGAAGAATTTTTAATGCTTAGTAATGTCGATGTAAAGCCTAAAGAATGGAATGGCTTGTATAAGCAATATTTGAAAAGGCTGTTAAAGTTATACGATTATGATAACAGTTTTAATATCATCGACTATCAAGAAATAATGTATGATCATATTATGTTTGAACTGGGTAAATTTTAATGCAAACAACAGAAGAAATATTAAAAGAATATGTAAAGGCATTGGCACATGTACAATTTGCACATAACTGGCATGTTAGCCTGAAATTGGCAGATATTGCAGAACAAAGATTGATAGCTGCCAGGAAATCTTATAACGAATCTTTAAAAATAACTTAAAGGAATCAACAAATGAACACATCATGCATTAACGTAGAAAAAATTATTAAAAGTTTAGTATTAGCTTTTATTGTGTGTTTACTACTTAATTTAACTGGACTTGAAATTGGTTGGGTAGATTACATTTTATTTACCGCTGCCCTTTCATTGTTTATTAAAACTAAAAAGGTAACAAAATGACCTTTCAAAACAAATTAAGCATTACCCTTTTATCGCTGGCTGCAATATTGCTTTATGGTGTAAATATAAAGGCAGAAGCATCACCAAAAATTGTAAAATTGTCGCCCACGATTACACTAACAACCACTGATAAAACAGTTAAAGGCTTTCAGTTAGTCTACGCTAACGAGATCAATGGTGGTATTAATAATGACTTATGGATAAACTGCAAAACAAAGCAATATTATTATGGACTTGGGAGCGGAAATTGCACAAATTGCAAGCCAGACATATATTCATTTACTCAAACTGATAGTACCCTACCTTTTGAAGACTTAAGCATCAATTATGTGTGCAAAATCAAATGAATAGGCTACTAGAAGAACTAAAGGCAACTTATGATCATGACGCATTGGCAGGATTTTTATTCACCTTGCTAATAATTGCGGGTTGTGCTATAATCGCTGGACTTGCGAAGGTTTTAATATGAAGGACAAAATTGAGAAATATGCAAAAAGGTATGATATATCAATCGAAAGGATAAATGTGTGGTCAGGCAGTGTATGGATATATGACAAAGACAAGGTAAACACTGACAAATTTTTAAATGATTTAAGGAATGATGTATTTGTTTCTTCAATTACTCAATATTTTCAACAGGATAGACCAAAGCACATCCCCAATAGTGTATCAATTACATATCAGGAATTATAAACTGCTTGACAAATAACCAATAGTATGAAATAATACACCATACTTTAAAAAGAGGATTAAAAAATGTTAGAAACACTAGTTGCGTTTGGCTTAATTTACATTATACTAGCATCAATTTGCTATTTTTTACCATTTATAATTGCAATTTTCAGGAATCATCGAAAATTAGGATTGATATTCCTTGCAAATTTTTTGACTGGTTGGTGTGTTATAGGCTGGGTATTGTGCGGTTTATATGCAATACTTTCAAATGATACCAGAAAATCTTGGGTAAGAAATAATAAATAATCGCTTGACAATCAAATGAAAGTATGAAATAATACATCATACTTTCAAAACAACCTTAAAGAGAAATATAAAAATGAGCATTAAATTACTGAACTACCTTGCTGCAAATAAAATTGATCCAGAATTATTCGATATACTTTATCTTTTCGTTGACGATTACATAGACCTTGAATGCCAAGTTGAGTTAATTCAAGATGCTTATGAAGGTGCGTTAGAATATATAAGCCACTTAAAAGATGATAATTGTAATCTTGAAGCGCAGGTGTTAGAACAAGAGAATATTATTAACAATCTTGAAAATGCCAATTTTGACTTAGAAGTTGACTTGGAAATAAAAGATATTATAATTAATCATCACAAAGAATTTTTAAATAATTTAGAAGACTTTAACTAATCGCTTGACAATCACTTGAAAGTATGAAATAATACATCATACTTTCAAAACAACCACCAAAGAGAATAAAATGAAAACGAAAATAACAATAGGCTTGGCAGTGCTTTTGAGTGCCTTGGCAGGGAATGTGAATGCAGACCAAAGAGATTATCAAATATACCAACAACAACAACAGATCCAGCAATTGCAGGAGCAACAAGCGCAACAACAGCAATTGGAGCAACAAAGACAATATAACCGACAAAATGAACAGGTTTATAGACAACAACAACAATATTATCAACAGCAACAGCAGTATCAATACCAGTATCAACAACAACAACAATATCAAATTATTACACCTATAATCGGTGGCATTTTATACGGTATTACAGGCAATCATGGCTATTATGGACATCATGGCCGGTGGTAAAATAAAGATTGACAATCCCTTGAAAGTATGAAATAATACATCATACTTTCAAAAAGTAGTTAAAAAACAATTCAGCTTGCCACTTACGATAATTTTAATGGTGGGAATTGTGAAAACTGGCAGTATAGAATAGGCTTACGATAATTTTAATGGCATTCCTATGCTCTTACTGAATTGTTTTTTAACCACTTCAACAACCAGCCAAAAGGCTTTAAAATGACTTTCCAATTAGTTATAATCTTAACCATAATAGTGTTAGCTATACTTCCATTCATATTGGATAAAATATTATAAATTGTTTGACAACAACCAAAAACTATGAAATAATATGCACAACCTGAAGAGCTGGATTTTTTGAAAAGAAATTAAAAATCCAGCTTGACAATCCCTTAAAAGTATGAAATAATACATCATACTTTCAATCCAGACCAATTTTTACTAAAATGAAATATTTATTTGATTCAAGTCTCCAACCAACTTTAAATAGAATCATTCAAGATTCAACAAACCAGATAACAGCCATTGAACCACTTGAACCACCAATGGTACAAATTACAAAAGGTCGCCATACTAGTCAAGTTAAGTTAGGCAAATTGCTAAAAGGTAATACATCAATGGATGATGATGCAATTAAAGAATATGTAGAAGAGTTCAAAGAAATTAATGGTGATATAAGCCAATATAAGGTTAAATATACCCAAGATTATGTCCAAGCATATAAGACGCCACTTTATGCAATTGATTCAACAAGTTGCAGCTGTATGACTGGAATGGACTGCGTACGAATTTATGACTATGATCCAAACTTGGCTCTATTAACAGTTTATAAAAACAGTCAACTTGTTGCGCGATCACTTGTTAGGCATGATAATAAAACATTTGTTAGAATCTATATTGACCATAATCAGATTAAATCACCTATAATACACGCGATTATACGTAAGGCAGGATTTAATACTTGTGGCAATTTAAGTGGAATAAAATTAAAATATATAGAATGTGATAGAGGTTTTGTTGCACCCTACCTTGATGGATACGAACAAAACGTTCGTATTATAGATGATGAATATTTAGAAGTTTCATGCCATGGTGATATAGAATGTAATACTACAAGTGGTTATGCAGATAATAATACCTGTTATTGTGATAATTGCGGATGCTCAACACACGAAGATGATTGCAATTATATTAACGATGAAACAATATGTTCAAGATGTGTGGATGATAATTATACATATTTAGATTCCATTGGTGAATATGTCCATAATGACAATATAGTAAGATGCGAAAGTGATGATGAATATTATCATATCGAAGACGATGATATAATATATGTCGAAAGTGTAAACAAGTATTATTTAATAGATGATACTGTTACGATTGATGATGATATAGAATTGCTAGAAGATTGTACAGAATTGACAATAAAAAAAGAAAACGGTGATAATTACGCATTGAGTGAAAACTGCATAGAAAGCGACAAAGAATATTATTTTATTTCAGAAGGATATTATATTAAAGAACAATTGGAAAATTTTATATCAAGCATTGAAATTGAAATTGCAAATATTCAATTTGATTGTTTTGAACCAGACAATGAGGCAAAGCTAGTAGAAGAATTAGAATACATTAGGGGCTTAATAGATTAAAGTTAATACAATCCAGCCAAGCAAACTTTAACACGTCACCAATAGCCTTTAGAATCCCTTTAAAGGCTATTTTAACCACCAAACCAAAAGAAAATTATGAAGACTTTAAAAGAATTGAGAAAAGAAAGAGATATATCTTGGGTAAATTATTTTAATGCATGTTTAAAAGATTCAACTTCAGAAGAATGTGAAGAATTAAAAGAAATTTTTAAAAAGCTTGAAAACCAGCTTGACAATCAAAAGAAAGTATGAAATAATACATCATACTTTCAAAACAACCAACCAACAAAGAGAATAAAATGAACAATATTAGAGAATTGGAAATTGCTTGCGAAAAAGCAGGTATACAAGCCTTTTTAATAGAAGAAAAAGCGCATGATATGATTAAAGAATCTCAGGACATTTACAAAGCTGCTTATGATGCGTTAAGAGATGCTAAAATTGAATTGATTAATAATGCATTAGGTTTTACAAAATATCAAGCCACAAAATAACTGCTTGACAATCCCCTGAAAGTATGAAATAATACATAATACTTTCAAAAACAACCAACCAAAAGAGAATATCAAATGAAAAACTTTACCAGTCATACAACACAAGATGGTCAATTCCAATATTATACTAAAAATGAATCAATTGCACCAAGATTGATTCCAGCTTATCAAGGTTGTTATTTGTATTATACTATTGCAGAAGTTGATGATAAAAAGAACCATTCAGATATAAAATCAACAGCTTTCATTAAACACTAGGAATCGTCATGTTAGGCATATTATTCACAGTTTTATTATTTGTTATGTTAATAATAGCAACAATTTTAGAACATCATATCGAAAGGGATGATTAAACCATGTTTGAGTTATTCGTTATCTTATGGAATTTTTTAGATTGGCTTTATATCTTTTATATTATATTTGTCTTATCCCTTGCCATTGCAGTTATTTTAATAATCGTTTACGGAGTTAAAGTATTATGGAAGCATTAAGGTTATTATTCGATGTTATAAGTTGGGTGATGCTAGGCATTATAACGATTACTTCAATTAGCCTATTCATTGTATTATCCTTTAGCTTCTTAAATTACATCGTGGAGCGCATTAAAAAAGTAAACTGATACAACCAGCTCAATAAACCATTAAAAGCTTACCAGCATCAATTTTAACACCTTAAAACATCATCCTTGTTACTTTGCAGGGATGATAAACCAAACCAAAAGAGAAATCATGAAGACACTATTAGATACAAAAAAGCAAGCCTATCACTTGGCATTAGAGGATTATGCAAAAAAGGACAAAAGCAAAAAATATTATAAACGTACAGGGAATGTAATGCTCAAGGCATTAGATGATTTTGAAAGCGAATTTAATACTTGTTATGAAAAGATAAAGCTTGCAATTTGATTAAAAGTATGAAATAATACATCATACTTTCAAAACAACCAACCAAAAGAGAAATCAAATGTATTGCAAAATTGAATCAATCAATAGTATGGATGAGTATTTTGTACAGTATTTTTTAATGTCGGATATTGACATAATGAAAATAGAGCTTTTTTATAATCACGTCTTCAAAGTAACCAAGATTTAAGGCAAATCAAATGAATATTAAAGAAAGTTTGAAACAAAGATATTTAGCTGCCTACTATGTTTATATGAATCAGGTCAAGGATGCTGAAGAGGAAGCACAAAAAGCTGCCGACATCGCATACAATCAAGTATTTAAAGCCATTAGCCACAAAGAAGCGCATCAAATTTATGTCGATGCCTATAATAAATACGAAGTTGAACCAATTAAATAACCTTGACAATCCCTTGAAAGTATGAAATAATACATCATACTTTCAAAACAACCACCAAAGAGAATAAAATGAACAATCCATTAGAAGTAAAATTACAAGCTTACTGCCAGCATTATAACGCTGCATTGCATAACGAAACCGAAGGAATGTATATTCCAAGCGATGCGATAGCTGCATATATACACTATTCCAAAGCATTCACGGATCTTGAAAACGACAATGAATTGGCTTATTATTTTAATTAAAACCGCTTGACAATCCCTTGAAAGTATGAAATAATACGCCATACTTTCAATCAAATCACCAAAGAGAATTAAATGAACCTAATTAATACAGTTAATGGTTATGATTTTTATATATCATATAATATAGAAAATAAACCATTTTATAATATAATTAAACATGGTGAAAAAATCCCTGAAGCTGGTTATCTACGACCAGATATTATATTAAATATAAAAGGATTCAAACCTGAAGATGAGAAATATTTTTATGGTATTGAAGGGACATTAAAAAACATATTCCTTAAAGGCTCTTATGCTGAAGTTTATGGTATAACTGAAGAAATACGTACATTTATAATTAATAATAACTTGCAATTAACTGATAGTATAATAAATCAGATTGAATTGATTGCAAGTAAAGCAGTAAAAAACTCTAAGCAAAGATAATTAACTGCTTGACAATCCCTTGAAAGTATGAAATAATACATCATACTTTAAAACAACTACCAAAGAGAATTAAATGAAAAATATACATGCCGTAACAGTAAATTATATGCCATGTACAGGAATTAAGTCAGATAGGTTAAAAATACATAGTTTAAGGCATAATACAAGTGTTTTTATATCTTTTGATGGCAGTAATGGTTATTCATACGAGCAGGCAGAAAAATATCTATTAAATCAAGGTTTTACCGTAGTAGGTGTAGCTGAAAATGGTAATGGTTATTTGCTCTTAGTTGAAGAATTTCACAATATTAAATAAAACAGCTTGACAATTAAACAAAAGTATGAAATAATATATCATACTTTCTGGAAGGAAGCATTAATAAAAGGGAAAAGAAATAACAGGATATACAAACAGCCAATTTTTAAGTTTAAGTGGCTATAAAAGAAAAACTTAAAAGCAATATCGAATACCGTCATTTTTCAATAGATTTTTTAGTATGACGTAAAAAGAAAAAAGTCTTCAAAGAATTTAAAGCTTGGCAATAAAACAAAAGTATGAAATAATATATCATACTTTCAATCAAACCAAAAGAGAACAAAATGAAAAATATAGATTTATATGATTTATCAATAGGAACAATTATTAGTATATTATTGCTAGTAATGGTTATTAATGCTTGGGTAGTATTACCTGTTAGTGTAGCAATAGCGACAACTCTTTTTTCGTCGGCTGCAATTACAGTAATTGCCAATATAGTATTTAATTCATAATAAAAGGCAATAAAATGAAATACGAATATTTAAAACAGTCTTATGTCAAAGCACAAAAAACAAGATTAAACATACACAACCAGATTCAAAACAGTCATACATACAATGCTTCATTGCATCAAAAATACATTAGTTCTATTGTTGCAGAATTGCAAGCCAAACAAGATTTAAACAACGTGGTGCATTAAATGAACAATGAAATTTTAAACGATTTAATGGAATTAAAAGAAGAGTTGGAAGCGGAATTTAATAATCCAATGGCTTGTAAGATCCTTGTAAGGCTTGAAAAAATCCTGTTTAACAACTATTTTCATCATGTGCAACAAAAAATATTTATTGAGTATCCTGGCGAATCAACAACAAAGAGAATAAAATGAACAGTTATAACAAAAACAGCCAAAAATTAAAAAGTCTTTATAATAGCGCAACAAGAGCGCAAGCATTTTTAAAGATAGCAATACAAACTAATGATATAAACAAGGCACAATTTTTTCAGGAATCCAAAAATGCTGTTAATGCATATTTAAAGGAGCTTAAAGGCAAATGAGTAATCCACTAAAAGACATCCAAAACGCCTATGGAGCTGCAATTAGAAATAGGCTACAATTGCAATACCGGCTGGATACAGAAAGCTATCCAGAATATTATGAAGCTTTAAAAATTGAAATAGCTGCCAAGCAAGCATTAGAAAACCTGCAATAACGCTTGACAATCCCTTGAAAGTATGAAATAATATATCATACTTTCAATCAAACCAACAAACATTATGTACAATTATATCAAAAGTGAAAAACTCACAACTCTATTAAGAGAAGCAAAACAGGCTCAAAATAATTATCATCTTGCACTATCAATGAACCTTTCAATCATACCACTAAGGGTATTGTATGAAAATGCTGTTAATGCATACATAACAGAGTTAAAGAGCAGACCATGAAAAATGAAATTGAATCCCACTTAGCCTTCATTGATTTATCGATAGAAAATAATATTTTGTTTGTTGAAGACAATCTAAACTATTCCTTCAAATTACCCAATGGTAAGCTAGCAGTATATTTTCTTAGAACAGAACAATTGATGGTCAATGGCAAGCCTGTTAAAATTAATCCAGATGATTTAATTAACAGCTTGACAATCATCTAAAAGTATGAAATAATATACCATACTTTCAAAACAACCAAAGAGAATATCATGAAAACCAAAAGAGCGTTTACCGGGTTCAATAGTTATGGTGTAACAGTAGAAGTTGCAGAAAGCGCAACAGGCCACTGGTATCAAAGAAGCTATGGCTGGAATGGTTTTGGTAATGCTTGGTCAAAATGGGAATCGTTTGCAGATCCTACATGGTCCACTAAGATAACCAATGCATATACAGGCATAACAGAGGATAGAGAAGAGCCAATGTTAGAATATGGCTTTTCATTATTATCACAATACCCAACAGCACCAAAATACAGACTTCCAGCATGAAAATTATGCTAACGCTAGACTATTGGAATGGTAGCCTATCCAAGTCTAAAATAATAGACGAAGAACAACTAACAAGCCATGCAATAATAACAGCATTGCTTCAAAGTGGTGTAGCAGGAATCACAATAACCAAGTGTGATTCCATTAAAAAAACTATAGAACATTTAAACAAAAATGAAAAAGTATAAAACACAATTGGAATCAAAACAATTAGCAAGCAGATGGTCAAAAAGTGTTGATTTTTCCAGTCCTATGTCGTCATGGTCAAACGATATGTTTAAACTGTTATCATTACATGCTGGCGACAAAAAAAAGGCTCAAAACGCATTATTTAATAGCAGAATAATAACTGCTTAACAATCACCAAAAAGTATGAAATAATACATCATACTTTCTGAAGGAAGCAACACAATAGGGAAAAGAAATAACAAGATTTAAAACCAAGCCATTCTCTTAATCTTAGTGGCTTATAATGCAAGATTAAGAAGCAATACGAATACAGCCATTTTTTGAAAAGGTTTTTAAGTCGGCTATAAACTGATAAAAACCTTTAAAGAACTTATTAAAATAATAACAAACAAAAGAGAATAAAATGAACGCATATAATGACGATGATTATGGATGCCTTGATTTACTAATAGTTGATAATGGAATAGAACAATACAACAAAGCAGTATCAACAATTGAGTATAAAGCAAACAGGCTAACAATAGCCATAAGAAAATACAACACGGCATTCGATAACAACTTCCATAATGCAATAAAAACAGATAATTTAATATTATATGCCAATGTACAAAAGGCAATAAAAGAATATTTAATTGCATTAGATACCCAATAGGCAAAACAAATGAAGATCCAGCAAACAACCTTCAACAAACAAAGAGCTTTCGAAATAGTCAATAATCGAAAACAACAGTTATTTCAAATTGTCTTCTCAACAAAAGAACAAGCAGAAAACTATATTAACAACCTGACTGACCAACAAAAAATGAATATTTTTGACTGGTAATGCATGATAAAAACAAACCAATGCTACCATATAGCATTAACCATTAAAATTCAATAGCAAGCATAAAAAGAGGGTAATTATCAAACAGATTTATTCCCATTAATGTTAACGGATGATATGATACAATTCTTGGATGATAATGTACATAATTCAATGGAATATCTAAGAATTATGTTATGTACAATATTTCATGTAACAGGATAACATCAAATGAACAATCAAATTTTAAATTGCTTAGGCATAGCAGCAAAGAATGGAATTTTAACATGCAAATTAAACCAAGCAACAAATGAAGAAATAGAAAACTGGTTTAAGACATTATCAGAAAATGAAATAATTGACATATCACCTTATAATTTCTCATTGATAGAGGACGCCATAGGATAAAAAATTGCACTGGCTGCATGATAACAGCATTGGCAATACAACCATTCACACCAATCACCACAAGCATAAAAAGAGGCAACAAATGTACAATAGAATCTTAAGAGGTAGAAAAAGATAATGGAACAATTAGACTTATTTGAAGAACTGGCAAAACAACTGCAATTTGAGATATTTGAAGAATATGATGCTTATAGATACATAGCAGATATAAAGAAAATATACAATATGATAATAACGCATTCAATAACAAAGAACACATGAAGAATAAATAACCTATAATGGCACTAAAAATCTATTGTAGGGATTTTTAATGTCTGGACAATACAACCATATAGCATGATACATTAACAATCAATAAGCATCAATTTTAAAGGCTTTAATGGCATAAGCAGACCTAGGCAGGGCAGTTATAACATGGCATTAAATACACATACCATATAAAACCATATTAGAAAATTCATATAAAAAGGCATTAAAAATGTATGCCTGTTTTTAGCAGAATTTATATAGGGAGCTATGCTTTCACATCAACAGCCCAATGCCAGCCCAGCAATAGCACACATCACACTAAAAGTCAATCAATATTTTACATGCCTATGGCACACTATCCAGCCAATGTCAAGTCTTTTAAATAACATGGCATTCAACAACCAGCCAATGCCAGCACATCACATGCCATTGCAATTTTGTTACTTATCCCTAGGTAAAAACACATCCAGCCAAGCATACTTCCAAAGTATTGTCAAGCAATTTACCCAAGCTTTTAGACATAAAGCCTTATTCTATTGGCTTGTGAGAGAGATATTGATTGCTTGTGGATAACTCAACATAATTAGACATTGCTTGTGGATAACTACACATTGTATATTAATCAAAGACTTATGCTAAATTTAAAAAATATATCGTGGTGTAAAACTTTCGATTAATCACTATTGACTAGGCTAAAACACTAAAATATTTTAGCTGCTTGTGGATAACTCAACAAAAGTCCTTCAAAAGACCTTGACAGACATAATAACTGCAAATACTACATAATTGTCGCAGTGGGAGCGCAGTCGCTAATCTTAGTCATTCTTATTTGCGAACGACTAGCATTAGCTTGTCACAATTGCAGAAATTGCAATAGAATAGTTGAATCTATATCGAATAATTAAATATACTGAATAGCCATCAATAGCTTGACAAATACAACAACTGCAATAATTGAAGCAAAAATATAATGCTTTACAATGCCTTTAAATCGTGTATATATATTAGAGTATATTTTAGATGCTGTTTGAAAGGTTTATTTGAATGCCTTGATTACAAAGCAATGTTGTTTGTCAAGGTTTATTTTCAGTTCAATTATTGTAATATTGAAGTAAGTCAAGGTTTATTATTAGTTGCAAGTTTTTTAGTATTGTGTATTGTCAAGACATTTATTTTCAATTCAATTATTGCAATATAGAGCATTGTCAAGACATTTATTTTCATTTGAAGTAAAGAAAAGACTTGACAAATAGCGCGGATTATAGTATAATGGCAGATTTGGCAGGGTACGCGGCAGAAAAACATGCCACCCTCCTTCGGCTTTCTTCAAAATTTCGCCAAAAAATTTTTCACCAGCAAATTTTACTGTTCTGCCAAGGGACTTCAAAATTTTTTCAAAAGTAATTCAACCGCTCTTCAAAAGGACTTCAAAATTACCCCCTTCTGAAATTTTTTCGCCAGCAATTTTTTCGTATAAATAGGCACCGTAGAAGCCCATCAAAGCCCTTGTCCCACATATGCAAAAGCCCTACCAGAAAAGATTCAATGGTAAGGCTTTTTGATGGCTTGGCAGTGGTGTTTATTTAGTACTCAGTCTCTTCCAAATTCTTTAATCGTTTATTTTCTTTTTCTAATAATTTGATATATGCATCCTTTTCTCTGAAGTGTTCGGTGGTTGTCTTTATATAATCTTCACACAGTGCTGGATGATAACCAGCACCCCAAAGATTTATAAGGTGTTGTAGTCTATTATGTAAGTTTAGCATTCATTCTACCCCTAGTGCTTTGAAATATGTGATGTTTGCAGCTTCGTATTTTGCTTCTGCTGTTTTGGTTCTTTCTTCTATCTGCATCATTGCAATACGTCTTAGCACATATACTTCATTGAGATGGTCTAAAGCATTTTGATAGTCTTGATATAATTCTGTTATTGGTTTCATTGTTGTTCTCCTAATTTATATGTTCTTTCAAATTGTTCATCTACTTTAGAATATTGTGTTAATGATGCAGCACCTTTATTGGCTAATTTGTCAGCTTTTTCGTTGCCAATATTTCCCGCATGACCTTTTACCCAATTCCATTCTATTGTATGAATTTGTATTGCAATTACTAGTTTCTGCCAAAGGTCGATGTTTTTTACATCTGATTTTTTATTGGCAGTCTTCCAGTTATTTTTTATCCAATTTGACAGGAATTTTGTGACTCCATCTATAACATATCTGGAGTCACTGTTTATTTCTATATTGAATGGTTTCTTAATACATTCGAGTGCTTTGATGACAGCAGTTAGCTCTTGACGATTATTTGTAGTTTTTTGTTCCCCACCCCATATTTCTTTTACGTTATCTTTATAGGTTAATATTGCGCCCCAACCACCTTTACCCGGATTACCTAAGCAAGAACCATCTGTAAAGATTATTATTTTATCGATCATGTATTTCTCTTTGTTTTTAAAGTATGGTAATATTATAGCAGGTATTTATTTTTGGTAAGTGTTATTTTAAATTAACTGCTACACCAAGTTTATAACTATCTTTTAATATTACCATATTGTTGTATCGGTCTTCCCACAAAGAATTGAGTTTTTTCAGTTTTGAAATTTCTTTTTCTAGTGATTCTATATATGCACTTTCTGTTATGCCAAATTCTTTTAATGATTCTTGCATTGTATATCTCCGGTTGTTGTTTTTAAAGTATGTGTAATATTATAGCAGGTATTTATTTTTCATCAAGTGTTATTTTAACTATTTCACATTGTTGCACTGTTGGTTCTGCGGTTATTCGGTCATGGTAGTTAAGAGCAGCAAATACCACTAAGGCAATTAGTAGTAAAGAGTTCATTAATAAATGTATTACTTTAATCATGCTGACTCATCCAGCCAAGGTTGTGCGTCAAATGCCTCTATATATGCGTGGTATGCTTTATTGGTAATATCGTTGGCTTTCACGTATTCCAAGTCTTGCATTAACTTTACATATAACCCACCCGAATATTTTGCGGCTATTTGATATTCTTCTAATAATTGGTCTACTGTTTTTTTCATTTTGATACCTCTATCGTAAATACTGGTCTATTATCTACAATCGCAACTGCGAATTTGTAGTCTTCTGGATTACCAAGGAAATTTGGTGTGTTTTGATATGTTTGTCCTGCTTTGTTTTTGATGCACTTGTACGGTTTTATATTAGTGCCTTCACATAAATCAATACAATTCGCATAAAGTCTAAATAGGTCACTCTGTTTCATGTATCTTCACTCCATCTTATGCCACAATCTGGGCAATGATATACTATATATTCATAATTAGCACCTTCTGTAGTTTCTATTGCATCTGTATGTGGGCAAGAGTCTCTAAGGTCTTTTAATCTACTTGCATAATCCTTTAGCTGGGCGATTAAGTAATCGTGTTGCACTTTGATATTATTCATTTTATTCCTTAATGTAATACACGTTGTTTGGATTTTTTTGTAAGTTGGTCGATGTGGGCTGAAATTTCTCCAATCAATTCTTCTTTTTCCCAGCCAGCGTCTAATAAAATTGAAATGCAAACTGATTGAAGCATTGCAATACACGTTGAAAAATCATATTTTTCAGTTTCGATGTTTGAAAGATCTCTAACAGCTTTTAAGGCAATTAGCTTGCATAACTCTAAGTCAATTTCTATTGGGTTGCCATCTTGATCATCTATTACGATTGTTGTCATTTAAATTTCCTCTGTGGTGGTGTTATTGTAGATGTCTCGCACTGTAAAGAACTCACTTTGCGCCATTCGAAATTCCTCTAATATAGTTTGGTCATTAGGACATGTCCTTACAGAATTTTCAGCTTTACGATACGCTTTGTAAGAACGAGCAAAGTCTTCTGAAAGAATCTGTCTGGCGATGGGGTTGGGTAGATCTATTAAACCATTTTGCATATTGTTTCCTCTTTATTTTAAGTGATGTGTAATATTATAGCAGGTTTTTGGCAGAAGTCAAGCTAAATAATATTAATATTACACTCTTCTAAAAAATCACCTCTATAAAGAGATATAAACCAATGTAGCCGATACTACAACACAAACTAAAAAGTTCCATGTGGCAACAGTAATTAAGCTTAATACAAAGCTAATCAATAATACCAATGTAAATATTGTTAGCATAAAATGCCTGTTTAGCAAATATTCAAAAATTCTATTCATTGTCTTCTCCAATTGTTGTTATATAATTATGCATCGCTTCATAAGCTTCGCTTGACATCTTAAAACCATCTTCACTCTTTACAGGTTCTCCTAAATCTAAACCATAACTTCCATAAAATACTTCAAATTTAAATCCTACTTGCCTATTGCCCGATACTTTCCCAGTAAACTTCATTCTGCCTCCAATGCCTTTGCTTCATTTTTGGCTTTTATATATGCAAAATATGCAGCATATCCATCTGAAGAAATATAAGTACCTTCTATCTCAATCTCAAATGCAGCCAAATAGTGTTTTTGGTATGCATCTACCTTTGTTTCTATTGTTTCTGTCATCTCAATCCTCCAAATCATTAAGTGCAGTTTGCAAAAATTCCAGTGCCAAGTCTCTAGTTGCGAATTCAGGTTGAAATACCAATATTTTCTTGGTATCACAGTGTTTTATCTCAACTGTCCAGCCAACTTGGTTTACCAAAAAAACTCTCATTATCAAATCTCGTACCTTTCCCATCATATTCTCCTATTCAAAGTCAAAATCATCAATTATTCTTGTATCTTCAGCAATCGGTAATGGGTGGTGTAGCTGTGTATAAAGCTCTGCAATAGCCTGATGGTTGTAATATTCAAAACCATCAATCATCACAAATACATCACCAGTCTTAGCAATCCTAGTTGGCGCAAATTCATCGTCACCATCAAATTCTCCATTATAAACAATATTGTAATTGTTATCCAATGCATATTTTCCTGCTAAGTCTATTTGACTTAATGTTGGTTTATTATTCATGTTTCACCTCTTTTTTTAAGTATGTGTAATATTATAGCAGGTTTTTGGTAAATGTCAAGGGATTAATCCGGCTATCATTCTCATCTTTACTTTAAGTCCAGCATTGTAACTCGAGAGTCTATCAATTCCATGTTGAAGTTCTATAACATCATGCTGATACTCTTCAACTTTATCCTCAAGTCTAGTAATTTCCACTTCAAGAAAATCATTTCTACACTCAACTTTATGCGTATATTCATTCCATTTGGTATTTATAAATTCAAGATTAGCAACTTTCTTTTCAAGTTTTGCTATATAGTCGATCATTAATAGATGGGTTGGATTTACTGTATTAGTTCCTCCATTCATTTCAATCTCAATTTAATAATTTCAACTACCATCTGAAATAATCCAATGATACCTATTGTTGTTATTACAAATAATTTATACGCTGTTTTCATTTTACTACTCCTACTATATTTAATACTTCTTCCAGTATTCTCATGTCATCACAATTTGCTATTAAATCACTTATATAAGTTATGCGTTCTCTTTTAAATTCCATTTCTGTGTTTGAATTGGCAATTACATCTGCAACTGCATTTATTACTTCTCTTTTTAATGGCATTAATTTATACATTTTCATACTCTCCAAAATTCCTCTTTGCAATTGGCAAGTTGCACTAATAATTCAGCAACTTTGTCCAAATCTGTTGTGTTTTTAATTTCATTGTCCAAATCAACCGCTTCTGCTATAATATCATTTAATGTTTTCATTTTGTTTCCTCTTTTTTAAGTATGTGTAATATTATAGCAGGTATTTGGCAGAAGTCAAGTTTAATTTAAAGTTGTTGGCAGAGCTAAGTATAAATTGTTGATATATTCTGCCCTTTCAAAGTCAAGATACTGCGGAATTATTACATCATTTGGGTAAAGTTTAATATCAAATTCTTCGCAAAGACTTTTGATGTCCTTTAGAATCTCTTCTTTAGTCATTTGCCATTCCCCCAAAGTGGGCAATTCTTGCAAGGAATCAAAGTGCCATTTTCGCAATGGCCTCGCCTAACCAATGTTTCACCATTTTCGTGATCTGCGAAATAACATGTCTCAATGGCCCTCATACCGATGGTCATATAAAATTTGCAAACCTTGTCAGGGAAATGCAAGGCACAAGTTTGGTTGTTTGCATCGTCAAAGTATATTTCAACTTCTAATTGCGTGTAATGTGTTGTCATTGGGTTGATACTCTGAAGTGTTCCATGTAGAAGTACTCAAGTATGCCATTTAAATCGCAAATGAAGTATTCGTTGCCATTGCTGTCGAAGATTTGGAAGCCGAAATCAAAGTCAAATAAAAAATACTCAATATCATACAGCATTTTTTCTGGAAAAACTTCTTTAATGAGAAGATTTTGTATGGCATAATATGCATTAACGTGCTGATTATACGCAAATACTCCTCTTATACTGCTTGGAACCGAATCGAGAAATTTTTCACTAGTTTTCGTTTGAGTATAAATCTCGGTGAAAAGGTTTGCAAATTTTTCAAAATTCATTGTAGTATCCTGTGCAATGTATGTGTAACTCATCATACGAACCGATATGCAAAAACATGCATTGCATCTTTTTTATGAAGAAATACTAAATTTAATTCTAAGAATGAAAAATCTTTCTTGCTATCCTTCCAAGTATGTTTACTTGGATGTAAACTGGGCGTATAATATACCGTTCCTAATGCCAATGGTGTAGTTTCATGCGTGTTTAAAAATCGGTGCTTGTGTTGATGTTTTGACATGTTATTCTCCGGTGGTTGTAACAATTTGGTAACGACCATTTATATCTACGGTTAGTATTTCGTGTTTAGTTATATTTGGCGCACCAATGTTGATTATTTTGCTTTCAATCATCAGTTTAACTTTATCCTTTTTGATATTAAGAGTTTTGTAGAATGTGATTGCGTGGTTACGTGATATAAAGTGGGTTGTTTCAGTTATCATTTTTATTTCCTCTTTGTTTTAAAGTATGTGTAATATTATAGCAGGTTTTTGGCAGAAGTCAAGTGATTTTCTATTGCTTTATAATACTCTTCCAAAGGCTTCTCAACACCGCACTTTGAGCAGACTTTGGAGGGAACCAATGGAAGTTTTAAAGATTCTATTGGTTCATCTACAAAAAACTGATGTAGTGTTATTATTGTACTATTCAAAAAAATGCAGCCATTGGCAATACAGTATCCAATTTCGCTACCATATTCAATTCTTTTTTGGTTAATTGCTTCGCTTTTAATTCTGCCTTTTTTATAGCAACTTTGGTATCGTGCTCTATATAGCCGTGACCACTCATCTCACCCAAAACTTCCTTTAACGCCTCAGAATGCTCTTCAGCATCTTGCCCTTGCATATCAGCAAATGAGTCATCCGATGATGCAATATATTTTTCGCGGATAAACATTTGAAGCTTGTTCTCCTGCCTCGTTTTGAAGAATCTCCGAATCATGATTTGACTAAAAAATGCATAGGCTCCCGCGCTAGGTTTGCCAGTCCTTTCGGATATTACTTCCGGGTTGTAATTGTAAAAATATCTTATTGCTATTTCAATACCATCCGATACAAATTCATCACGAAAGGAATATCCTGAAAAGCAAGGCATACTAGATATTTTGGTTGCCAACAGCAATATGCACTTCCCAAGATAATCATTCATCTTTGGTGGTGCCAGCCCATTAGCTCTATTATATCGAAATAGTTCTGCGTGTTTTGCAGCTTCTTTACTAAATCGAACATTGTCTATGTAATTTTTCTTAGATGGATTACTCATAGCCCATCACCCTTCATCATAGCATCTAAAAAGTAATCAAAATTGCTATCATAGTCTCGCCCGTATCCGCTATCTGCCGATGCAATTATATTTAATATCTGATCAGTGTTCAATGTTTTAAGAAAATTGTATCTATTGAAAGCAAGAAAATAGTCTTCCTGATCCCACTCCACTATCTTACTCATAACACTCTCCCATTACACTAACATCTTCGCCAAGTATATTAATGATACTTGCTAGGTACTCCAATTCAGACTTTACATTTACTGCTTGACAGAAATACAAACCTTTTACAATCGTCTCTCCGCTGCTCGTTTCAATTGCAAATTTAAAATTGCCCTGATCTCGTATTTCGTAATTACTCATTTATCTCTCCTTTATTCAATTGTATGGTAATATTATAGCAGGTATTTTTAATAAAGTCAAGCATTTATTTCTCCAAAATATAACTATTAGCAACTGCCTTAAACGAATCGCAACCATCAATGAGTTTAAACACTAAACCTTCTCGTTTGTTATTGTTCATTGATGGGCCTTCAGCAAACTCTAAAATTTTATCTATAGTATCTAAATCTAACTCCTTTAAAGTAATTGATTTATATAAAATTGGCACATGGTGTAAACCAAGTTCTTCAACTATTTTTAATCTATCTTTACATCCAATATATTTTTGTTCATCGACATCAAAAATATCAAATACATAAAATTCATGGGATTGTAAATGTTCTCTATTTTTTTGTATTCCATTCCCAATTAATTCACCGCTAATTACAATATTACCATATTTTGATAATTTGTCTAAAATATTAAGTTTATTTGCAGCATCTACAAATGCATTTCCTTCTTGATCTAATTTTAACTCAATATTATGAGAACACACCACAATTTCTCCATTATTATGACCAATACTCATTGAACTGCCATCTAATTTTATGGTCACTTCCCACAAAACATCATTTTCATACCACGTTTGAATATAACTTTTAATATTTTGGCATCGTTGTTGATTAGTTTTTCTAGCCCAATGTGGAAAATTACCCTTTGCCATTCCAGCTAACTGTGCATTTACGGGAGCCTCCCATTTGTTGATATTTAAAATTTCAGTTACATCCCATCCTTCTAGCCCATCCATATGATTAATTACACCAATAGGCAACAATAGTCCCTGCGAAATACAGCCACGAAGTTTTACTGTGCGAAGTCTTTCACCTCTCACTCCCAAGTATTCTTTTGGTTCTTTTCCCTTGGAAAGAAATGGCGCAAGTTCATGGGGGATAAATGAGTCGATTTCGCAAAATATTACAAGATCGCCAACTTTATACTTATTGACAGTATCAACTACCTTCCATCCTCTCACCTTGTAGGCACATATTAAATCTGCACCTTCTATTGGTGTAATTTCTATAATTCGTTCAACTGTCGCCAATTTTCTAACTATTTCACTCATTTATTTGTTCCTCATAATTGCTTGCTGAAATTTATAACCATTTGCCCAGTCTTTATTTTGCACTGTGTTTTGTTGATAAGGATTTTGTGAAATCCCTTTTAGTCTATCAAATGCGGTCTGCCCTTGAAGAAAGGCTGGTGTTGCTTTACTCATTTTGTTTCTCCTGCTAAGTGTATTGTTTTGTCAGTAATATCAATATAACCATAAAAACTGCCTTTGTAGATTATTTTAAAATTTCCTTGGGCATTTGTGCTTAAAATTGCTCCTGCTGGAATCTCTCGCAGTAACATCATCAGTCTTTCAGTTGTTAAACCTCTCATTCTTCTATACCTCTTCTTGTGTTCCACAATCTTATGCAATCTTCTACAGTCTCTCCAAGTAAATTTGCCCCACAGCCACCACCACTTTCATAACAATTTACTTCATATAGTGGATATTCCATAGCTTTTGATACTGGGTTATAGATTGGTCTTGTTGCTGGATAAATGCAATCAGAATCATTTATATCCAACACAAATCCACAAAATGGGCATGGTAATAAGTCATATTTCATATATTGCCTCGATGTGCATAATCATAAACCGCATTGCAAAGATTGGGATCTCTATTACAAATGTAGAATATTATTTCTTCAAATGAATAATTATCCATAGCCCAATCATGCATTGGTTTATTTGGATAGTAAAGTGATTCTGATTTAGTTCCTTCGTTTATTGTAACTGGTGGCATCGAAAATTCCAATGCCTTTTCATAAAGCGATTTTATATTTTCTTCTGTAAAAATGTATTGGTGTACCATTTTTTCTCTCTTTTAATTAAGTATGTGTAATATTATAACAGGTATTTGGCAGAAGTCAACAGAAAAATGCTTGAAGTGGATATTCTTTTACTTCGAGAATATTTTTGATGAAAAGTTCTGTATTGCCATTTTGCATTATTGGTTCACCAGTATACTGGAATTCTTTGAAAGTTTGTTTATGTAGTGTTTCGAGGGCAAGTGCGTCAGTACCATTATCGAAATAAAGTTGTTGTTGGTTGTATGGAAATCCTTACTAAAGGGACTTATCGGTAGCTGACACCTATCCATACTTCTATTTATATTTATTTTATAAGGTCTAAATACTCTGTTTCAGTTAATATTAAAGTACCATTAGCTTTAGCCGCATTAGTCTTTGCTGCCCCAACTTTCTGCCCACATACTAATATGTGAGTTGATGATGTTACTCCACTACCAACATTAGCACCTAAAGATTTTGCTTGCTTCGTCATATCCGATCTTGAACCTTGTACCATAGTACCTGTGAATACAACAGTTTTTCCAGCAATAAGATTAGTTGATTTAACACCACCTATAATACTAGCAACTAAATTAAATTGTGGTCTTAAATTATCAAAATTTTCTTTAATTCTCGCCAATGATGTAACGAGATTAACACTATTAATATCGCCAAATCCCGAAATTTTGATTACATTTGCTACAGTTAGATTAAATATATCAGTTAATGGATATACTTCTAATAATTTGGAACACATTCCCTCACCTAATCCATTAAGACTGAAAGCGGCTAAAAATCTCCAATCTTCCGTATGTTTTAATTTTGCATTACCAATGGAGTTAAATAAATTTTCACCAGTCTTACCACCAATATATAAACCAAATTCGTCTTTTGATAGATTACAAATATCTGTAAAATTATCTAATCCACCATCTGCTAACTGTTCTATAATTTTTTCACCAAAACCATCAATAGAAAGTGTCTTAAAAAAATCTTCAGTTTCGCCATTTATCTGAGCTGGGCAATCAATTTTATTAGTACATAATAAATGATCTCCGACTAATTTAGTAGATGAACCACAAGAAGGGCAAGCATCTGGAACATATACTTCATCGACTGGCGTAAGGACTTCCTGAATGAATGGTATTACCAATCCGCTGCGTATTACGCGAATTTCTGCACCAATATCTATACCTTTAGCTATGAGATTGCCCCAGTTATGTGCTGTTACTTTTGATACACAAACACCACTAATCTGAGTTGGTACTATTCTTACAACCGGAGTGATTCGCCCAATTTTACCGCACTGAGGAACAACACCTAAAACTTTAACAACATGACTATCTTTTAATTCATTTTTCTTATAAGCCGCCATCCAAGACCAATGATGTTTAGTTGATCCCATCTCCTTTTTAACAACTTCCGAATTACATTCTAAAACGATTCCATCGGTATTATATAAACATGTATCTATAATTTCATCCCATATAGTCTCAATATCTCTTAACACTTCGTCTTTCTTTTTCATCCAACCACCCAAATTATTAAATGGATAGAATACAATTTTACCCAATCTAATTGCTTCGTGTATTTTTGGATCTAAAGTTCCACTTTTTATAGCTCCAGCTATAATATTTCTAGTGTTTTCATAAGAATCTGCCAAATGTTCTGCAAAATATTCTTTGTTACATACCACTTCACCCGCCCCATTATTGTCTATTGCCCAGTTAAATCTTGGTGACTGTAATCCATTAGTTAAAGCGTGACTAATATTTGAACCTTCTATACCATTACCTCTGGTAAATAACTGTTTGTCCTGTCTAAATGCAGCATACCCATCCAGCTTGGGAGTTATGCGAAATAACATATCAGTTACACCAAGACGAGTGCCAACATCCTCGCAATCATTTAAGAATTTTTCAATTTCTTTGTGCGAATATAACTTCTGGGTTGATAGCATCTTTTGTGGGAGTTTGCAAGTTTTGCCAATTGGAGCATCTTCTTCAACTGCTTGTTGGTTGAAGTAAGAATTGTTTGGAAATTGTAATGCAAAATGCGCTAATAAATTATCATATTCTGCGTCACTAATTGTTGGATTGCCAGCCCTATATTCTGTATTGTAGTTTTCCATCATTTTCTGTGCATTTATTTCTTGGGTCATTTCATTACCTGCTATAGTTAAAGTATGTGTAATATTATAGCAGGTATTTAGCAGAAGTCAAATCATTTTTCTAATTGATATTCAACAATCTTATAACTTAATCTATCTTCACAATAAATTCTTACTCGTTCTTCTAAATGTTTCAATCCGAAATTCTTATGACTCTTATGATGCAAATCGTCTGCTATGTCAAACAATTGCGCTCCAGATTTACCTTCACAAAGCCGTAAGGCCCTACCAAGTGACTGCCTCACCTTTATAGTACTCTTATATGGTGATGCAAATATTACATTATTTAATCGTTTAATGTTAATTCCAGTACTGAAAACTCCGTAACTTGCCACAATTATACAATCGTGTGTACTTTCTGCAATGGTTCTAACCTTTTCTCTATTCTCTATGCAAGTTTTGCCATCTACATAATGAACATTTTCTCTTCCTTTCAAAGACTCCATAATCATTTTGCCCTGCGAAATTCTGGTAAAGAGTACCAAACTATTGCCCTTTAATGACGTAACTAGATTTTTAACGAATGTTATGCGTTTTGTGTTACTTACTACATATTCTATTTCATCTGCGTAGTTCGTATCAACAAATAATTTGCAAGTTTCTGGTTTATATTTCAATAATAGGCAAGTAATTTTTAGTTGGCTTATTTCATTCTTCTTCATTAATTCATTGGTTGTTGTGGCAATATAAGCATTACCAAATAGTCCTTGCACCACCAGACTGTGTGCTTTAGAATCGTTAAGTGTTCCGGTAAAGCCAAACTTATATGGAACTTCGGTGCTCTTCTCCATTATATCTTTTATTGACTTGGCCGATGCAAGATGCACTTCATCACAAATAATACAATCAAAACTATTAAAGTATTTGGCTGGCATACTGGTTAATGATTGATATGTTGAAAAAACTAATGGGTGCTCGGTTATTTTTTCCCGCCCAGCAAATATTAAATGGCTTCTACCTCCAACATCCCAATTATTTATTGTTGAATAGTCAATGAAGTCTTTGTGCATTTGGGACACAAGGCCAACTGTTGGAAATATAAATAACACTCTGCAAGCCAGTTTTGCACCAAGCAAATATCGCACTAAAGAATAAATCATTAGACTTTTGCCTGAATTATGTGTTATTAATCCATCATTAGTAATATATAAATGATCTTCTACTTCAATACCATAAAAATCATCAATACCATGAAAAATAATATCGAATTTTTTCTTATATGTGCTTCTATATACTTGTCTAGTCTGTTCAACGTGTTTTTTTCTAGGTAATCTAACTGGAATTTTTGAAAGATCTCCAGAAATTCTTGTTGTGTAATATAGTCTATTGTATGTTTTATTTAATTTAGATGAAACTGTTGTCTTAAATCCAAGAGATATTGCTAATAGTTGGACATCTTCACATAATCTTAAAGATTTACTAGAATATTCATAATTACAATTTTTTGAATAATACCCATCCGTATCTATTAAGCCAGCAAGCAGTTCTAATCTGAAGTTTTCACTAGAATTAATTAACTCAAATGGTACGAATCTATCCTCGCATTTTATTCTATTCTTTCCTGAAAAATATAAACCAACTTTTTTAAATTCTTTAAAAACAAAATTTTCTTTATTTGTGCTTCCTATAATTCTATATGCATATTTATTTGATGGGGATGTTTTTACTACACACGACAGTTTATTTGCTTGTGTATAAATTTCATCTATAATCTCTTTATCAATACTTGTAATAGCACAACTATAAGATGAACCATCTCCTATATAACACCCTATAAAATATGGAGATAAATTTATATTAGGGTCTTTTTCGTTATCAAAATTTAATACAGTATTATTATAAAACATATTAGCGCAATGTTTATAATAATTTGATTTTTTTAAATAATCACTTACTGTTATATATTCTATATAATCCTTATCTCCTTTAGCATATCCATTTTTTTCTTTATAATCAGAAAACTTTAATGGTAATATGTGTTCACCAGTTACGGTTATTTTTTTATTTTTTGAGTTTTTTGGTATTATATCGTATAATTCAGCATTTTCGCCTTTAAATACACGTAATACCTTTTTATGCTTTCCATCATTACCTATAACAGATTCATTTACTAATATATCTTCAATATTTTTAAATTTTCCATCAGACATTAATACCTTATCGCCTTTTTTGTGGCAACTGGTGGGGGATACAATCGTTGCTCTTTGATTAGTAATGCAATGATGTACTACATTATTTTGATAGTCCCTGACAGCAATTTCCTTGCCTTTTGAAGCAGGTTTAACCACATCTTTAATGTATTGTTCAATGGACTCTAATGTAATATCGGCATTTAAAGGTTTGTATGAATCTTCTGTAAATGTATACCCAGATTTTTCTGCAAAGTCTAGTATTTTTTCATATAGACCTAAATAGATTAGATGATTTGACAGGTTTAGCATTCTGATCCGGCCATCCCAAAGTTTATTAATTACTGCTTTTTGAAATCTCGCACCAGGAACCATAAACGTAAAGAATGATGCCATTTCTTGCATGATGGATTTTTCAGCAAGTACTTTTAAGTACACATCATTGTGTTTTATTAAGGTTATTTCAGACATAGTATTCCCGTAGTATAGTTATTATATACTACTATTTAGCTGAATTTATGAAGATTATCTTTGCTGGCTTACTGAAGTGGCTTGGGAAATCCTTGTCTCTATGTGTGTCTGATAAGTCCACGCAGCAGCTACCAAAGTCGTTATAAGAACGAATGTTGCAGCAACTATTTTCGATCCTGTGGAAATTTGTGCGATTAACCGATCAAATTTGGCAGAAATATCGTGCAGTGCTAATGTCATTTCATTATTCTGCCCAGAAAGTTTATCAATTAAAATTTCGTGGTGGTCAATTGATTTTGAAGTGTCTTTTTGAAGAATTTCCAAGACAATTACCCGCGTGTCTAAATTATTAATCCTATCTATGTATATATCAGCCATGTCAGAAATCCTATTATGTTATATTTGTCTTTATATTACTATTTAGCTAAAACAATTAATCAAAGCTAAATCCAGTGTATTTAAATGTTGCTTCGCATTGCAGATAGATAATATCTGTAACCGTTGTAGAAAAATGCATACTTCCTAAAGATATTGGGAATAGGTCAACAAATCTAATAGTTTTATTTGATGTATTATTATTAGTTAAAATCTCAAGTGCAGCATCTGATACCATTGTGTGATGATTTCTAGGGCTATAACGTCCAATTAAGCGGGTAGATTCTGCTTGATGATAAGCAGCATATTGGTCTAATGATTCTGGATGGTAAAGTCCTTGGCACCACGAAAAAATCTCATTATAATTAGCGAGATCTTCATCTATGAGAAATGTTAATTGTAAATCTGAATATATAAGTTTATCTCCAGGTACATGCGCATCAATTACTGGAGTTGACTGAATAGCAACTCCACCAGTTAATCCGGGTAGAATAACATCTTGGGCAAAAAATGTAACAGTTGGAAGCTTCTCAATCTGGAGTTTAAATCCTGTTGGGCTTAAAAAGTTGCTATTGGCTGGTATGCTGCTCATATTAATTCCTATAATTTAGTATATAAATATATTTATCTAAATAATATTATACCCACCAACCAAGGAACAATAAATGAAAAGTTTTAAACACTATATAAATGAGGTATTGACACCTGCCCAAGCCAGAAAGGTAGAAACTTGGCCTAAAAGAACTCCAATGGCAACAACTGCCACTGACCCATTTTTTGGCAAAGGCGTTGAAGATAAACACGAACCATTATCCGATACTCAAGAAAAATCATCCACTCACAAGGCTATTGAGAAACATCTTGGCAAAACAATTGCGCCAGAAGAATATAAAACTGGGAAGATGACTGATACTTTTGGCAGACAAGTTCGTATAGGTGCAGTCTTAGGTAAAACTAAAGCTCCAGCCGAATTATCGCGTGGTTTTGAAAATGATGCAACACGGCAAGCAAAAGGTGAATCTGGGCTATCAGTAAGAACTACTCGTTCTGCCACTGGTATTGCAGGACAAACATCTGGAAAGCAGTCTTGGGAAGAAGAAAGTTGTAAGAATATTAAAAGTGGTTGCAATCGACACTATCTTCCAGCCGAGGTAGAGCATGGTACAGTAGTATCTTATCTACATGATAAAGGTGGTAAAGAGTTAGCAAGAGCAACATTCCAACCCTTTACGAATGATGCTGGTCATACCATGTATCAAAAAAACAGTTATTATGGTGTTAGGCATTCAGGATTTATGAAACATAATGATGAAACCGAAGCTGCACTTTCTGGTGAACATAAAGGTGGTTCCCCAATTTATAGAATTAAATCAGGTGTATATAATAATGCTAAACCATCAACTGCAATACATCCAAAATCAACAGCAAGTGATATAGAAAAAACACAAGATAGTCCAACAGTAAGTGAAAGAGTTGCTGTTTTGGGACATCCTAAATTAACATCCAAACATCTTGATAAGGCTTTGGCCGACCCTAATTATCAAGTTAAGAAGGCAGCATTACAACATCCTAATTTAACACCAGAACATATTACAAAAATAATGAATACGCCTAGTAATAATGAATATGATGATGATAACGCTATGCTTAAAAGTCAAGTCATTACACACCATAATGCTACAGCACATCATATAGATAAAGCACTAGATGATCCTGATAGCAGAGTTAGACTTATGGCTATGCATAATAATAATGCAAATGCAACACATATAAGTAAGGCATTAAATGACACAGATGCTGATGTTAGAAGGGCTGCAATCCGTCACCCAAATGCAAATGCAACACATATAACTGAGGCATTAAAAGATGCAGAACCAGATGTGAGAAGTATGGCAATATTAAATCCAAAAGCAACTACTGCTCATATTGATACTGCATTAAAAGACCCAAGTTCTGGTATTAGAACATCTGCAATGAGAAATCCAAAAGCAACACCTGACCATATTACTCAGGCATTACAAGATTCAAATTTACAAGTTAGGTTGGCTGCAATTAAGCATCCAAAGGCCACTACAGCGCACGTTGCTACAGCATTGATGGATGATAAACCTACTGTCAAAAACGCTGCCATACAGCATCCTAGTGCTTCTTCTGAGCAAATTTCACATGCTTTAGATAGTAATGATGAATATCATCGCGAAGACGCGGTTTCTAATCCAAATTTAACACCGGAACATATAAAAAAGGTCTTAAGCAATAGAAATAACGATACTCACATAAAACGCGAGGCAATATCACATCCAAATGTCAGTAAAGAAAATTTAGAAATGGCGGTAAATGATGAAAATGGATTAATTAGGACTTTAGCAAGTGCAAAATTGAAAAAGATGAATGCTGGTACATTTACACCACCAGCAACTCCTAGAGAACCAAATCCACATAGAGTAAATCAAAATTAAAAATAAATATTTATTTTTTGAACTTTATTTAAACGTTGTTGTCTATATAGTTATAGCAGGAAGACTTGTCGGGTTTTATAATTAATTTAAAATAAAGATTGACAAGTTAAATTATTCCTGCTATAATATTACCTATGCTGCGAACATTAGCGTTGCTATAACGCCCAGCTATCCCGTATATGGCAGTAGAACCTGTGAGTGAAAGTCTCTTAACCATAAGTGCGATTCTAAAAAATCGGGAGTCCAGTCTTTAAATCGGAAGGATGAAGGGACAATAAGGTGGAAGCTACCTTATTGTATAGCCGATTTACCGTAAGGTGCTGCTTAGAATATTTTATATTCTTTCAACTATACGGCCAGAAGAAACTTAACCTGCGGTCATGCATTTTTTAATGTATCTGTAGGAAGGGTTCTTCATGGCTGCTTATCTAGTAAACGCGAAGCCTCCATGCCTTTCTTAGCTGCCTTTAATATTCTTTAGCTTTCTTTAGCTGGCAAGATTTAACATTCCTTTAATCATACAAAGAAGCAGAGTGCGAAGCACTATCTTTAAAATATATATTGACATATATAAAAATACCTGATATAATATTACCAACACTTAATTAAAGAGGAACAACAATGAAACTTATATACACACATAATTGGCACTCAACAATATCAGATCTACCAAGACTAAAAAATAACCAATCAAAACTAGTTACAATCAAATACAGCACTGGAGAAGAGACTGTAGTTGAATACACTCAATTATCTAACTATTATGGTAATGTAACTGGTAGTTTTACTACACTAGAGGGTGATGATGTAACTCAATTTGTTAAAGGCTGGAAACCACTTTGAAAATAATATCAGATTTTCAAGATTATTACGATAATCTCCCTCAAAAGAATAAATCATTAGTCTACAAAAGAAATACTACAATAGAAACTGATATTTTCGACAAATATCATTCAGCTTTGCTAAGAGCATCAATTGGCTTTGGAGTTAATGCAAAGGCTGATATTTATTTAACCAGAGATGTTAATAACATATCGAGGCTAACTTCAGTTATAATGACACCAAAAATTCTTGGAATAGCTGGAAACCTTTATTTCTTCGTCCATTACAAAAATACGCTCTTAAATATGGATAAAAATTTCCATGACTATAAATCATTAAAAACAGTATATTCTTCTAACCTTATTGAAGGAAATTTTAAACTATTTGAAAGTGGTTTATTTAAACACTACTCCCAATGTCAATTTAAATGTGTCAATTTTTTGATGTATGAAGCAGATTCTTTAATTATTATAAGGGAACCAAATTTAAGTGAACTTGGGCTGACAACATTTCTTTCAACAGAAGAGTGTTATACAAACATTGATTTATTTCTAAAGAATCAAGTTGCAGATAATAAAGCCTATGCATCAATAAAAGCAACTCAGTATGAAAGACAGGGATTTAAAATGTATTGACATTTACAAAAAACCTGCTATAATATTACATATACTTAATAAAGAGGTAAGAAATGAAAACAGTTGAACAATTATTAGAAGAATACATGGATGCTTTAGATATTGCAGAAGGGCTTATGATTACATTTAAAAGTTCTCCAGAATATGTAAAGGCACTAGAAAACAAAGAACTTGCAGCTACTACATATTGCAAAGCTATTGATGCAGTAGAATTTGAAGAGGAATAAAATGAAAAATTTAAAAATATTTTTACGTAATGCATTAGTTACGCCACAGACATTAATTAGATTAACTTTAGCTATTGCTGCGGCATTACTTAAGTGTATTGTGATATTATTGGAAGAATTAGTGGATTGCATCCCAGGATATTACAAGAGGTTTGAGAAATGAGCGATTCAGAATTAACATCAGACTTTTTAAATTTAGATAATAGAGAGTTTGCTATAAGTGGAGAATATATTAATTTTTCAGAAGACCTACGCAATTGGTTATTAGATGAAGATAAAATACAAATTCCAATTAATAACAAAGTTAAAATGACTTCAGTTGATTTTCTAAATGCTTGTAAAAGAATACAAGAAGAGCGTGGTTCAGAATATGAAGTAGAAGGTGGTGAAAGGTCTTTTGGTAAGGTAGCCATATCATTCAATGCCACAACAGGAAAAGACCTGTCAGCAGCCCATATTGCCCTTATTTTGCAGATTTTGAAGGATGTGCGTATGTTTTCAAAAGATAATTATCATCATGATAGTGTTGTTGACTGCATTTCGTATGCATCATTGAAAGCAGAATTACTGTTTTTACAATATAATGGAGAGAAATGATGAACAATGAAGAATATGAAAAAGAACTTAGAAGTCTGCAAATTGAACTTCTAAAGATGCAAGATTATGTAAAGATTAATGGATTAAAAGTTGTAATAATATTAGAAGGAAGAGATGCTAGTGGCAAGGGTGGCACAATAAAACGCATTACTGAACATTTAAACCCAAGAGGATGCAAAATAATTGCACTTGAGAAACCTTCAGAAACTGAAGCAACACAGTGGTATTATCAAAGATATGTACAATATCTCCCATCATCAGGGCAAATAGTGTTATTTGATAGATCATATTATAATAGAGCAGGTGTAGAGCCTGTTATGAATTTTTGTACTGAAGAAGAACATAAGCAATTCTTAAGAGAAGTGCCATTATTTGAGAAGATGATTGTAAATTCAGGTATAATACTTTTGAAATTTTACTTCTCGGTATCAAAGAAAGTTCAGGCAAAACGTTTTAAAGAAAGAAAGACTGACCATCTAAAGCAATTTAAAATATCTCCAGTAGATTTAGAAGCACAAATACGTTGGGATAAGTATACTATTTGCAAATATTCTATGTTGCTTTCAAGTAATACTAAGCAAGCTCCTTGGGCTGTTATCAAAAGCGATAATAAGAAATTGGCAAGATTAAATTGTATTAAACACATCTTAAATAGTATAGATTATTCAGATAAACTTTGGTTGGAGATTGATAATGAAATAGTATTTAGCGGAACAGATGAAATTAAGCACATGGAAAAGAATATGAGTAAAAGCAAATGATGATACCAATAGCAGAATTTAATCCAGATACTATGTTAGGTCGTGTCTTAGTACTTGATCCAACGTACCCATTAAATCATCTTATGAGAATTCGTATTATTGATGCTCATTTTGTAAAACTTTGTGTTGATATTACACATTTTCTTCTAGTAGAAGATTTGGAAATTGGATTGTAATTTATAATGACTAAGAAAACTGAAAATAAATGGTCTACGGTAAAATGTGGTAGGTGCGATGAACCTCATGAAAACTATTCAGGTAAGCTTGATGCGAATAATATAGAATATGTTGTGTGTGGAATTACTAATAAAAGAATAAATGTAAATGGTATTGGAATTGAAGGTAATAGTTTTGCTTATCCTACAAATTGGGTTAAAGAAGACTTGACTTCCAATGAATACCTGCTATAATATATGTATAAATAGAAATATGGCTAGGAAATGCAACCCGAAAACTGCGTGAGAAACAGCCGCCATATTCTTTCTTCTCAACCTTACTCAAAAGGTGGTTCAAAATGAAAATAGATAGAGATTGGTTATATGACCAATACATAACACAACACTTATCAGTCGATACAATAATAAAAACATTAAATTGTGGTAAAACTACTGTTTTTAGATATTTGAAATTATATAACATACCTGCTAGAACATTGCTTGACGCAAGAACTTGCAAAAATGATAAATTGACTTTATTAAGAGATAAAGATTGGTTAATAGAGCATTATATAAATCAACACAAAACACCAACACAAATAGGCGAAGAATTGGGTTGTGGTCGTACTACAGTTATGCGATACATTGAAAAATTCAACATTACTTCTCGCAATGTATCAGAAGCAAAATTAGGCGATTCTTTACCGTTATTGCAGAATTATGACTGGTTGTTTGACCAGTATGTAACCAATAAAAAAACACTAGAAAATATAACGAAAGACTTAGGATGTAGCTCAACGGTATTGGTAAAATATTTGGATTTACATGGTATTGAAAGAAGGGGTGTAACTGAAGCTTGTATTAAAAATACAAATGCACTAGTTATACTTAATGATAAAAACACATTGTCTAAAAAATATAATAATTCCACAACATATAAAATAGCTAATGAACTTGGATGTCATTCTACCACAGTGGCTAGATATTTAAATAATCACGATATTGAAATAAATTTAGGACATACAGTATCATCTCATGAGCACAAAATACAAAATTTCTTAGATGAATATAATATAGAATATAGAACATCAGATAGAACTTTAATTAAGCCATTAGAATTGGATATTTACATACCATCATGTAATATTGCAATTGAAGTTAATGGGCTATATTGGCATTGTGAAATATATAAAGATAGCAAATATCACGAAAATAAAAGAATTAGATGTACCGAAATTGGAATTAGGTTAATTCAATTATATGAAGATGATATTAATGACAAATGGGAATTAATTAAACGCTTTTTGTTGAATGCACTTGGTAAAACTGATGATGAAAGAGTATTTGCGAGAAAATGTACAATAAACAGTGAACCAAACATAAGAGATTGTGAAACTTTATTAAATACCTTTCACATTCAAGGATATGCATCGCAAAATAAAGCATTGACGTTAGAATATAATTCAGAAACGGTTGCTGTTATGTTATTTAAAGGGAATGTGCTAACACGTTATGCAACTTCTAAGAAAGTAATTGGTGGATTTGGTAAATTATTAAAAGCAAGTGGATTTGATGAAATTGTAACATTTATTGATTTGGATACATTTAGTGGTGAAACTTATTTAAAAACTGGATTTATTATTGACAAATATTTGAAGCCAGATTATAAATATATTGTTAATGGTAAGAGAGTACATAAATTTAATTATCGTAAGTCTAAATTTAAAAATGATCCATCTTTAATATACGATGTAAACAAAACTGAGAAGGAAATGGCATCAATGAACAAGCTTTATAGGATTTATGATAGTGGTAAGTATAGATTGATATGGAATAAATCTTGACTTTATTTAAATACCTGCTATAATATATGTATAAATAAAAGTGTGGATAGATTTAGCGGTCGAAAAGTACCTTCAGTAAGTACCTGCCACATAACCCAATTACTGAATAGCTTTACTGGAGTTAAACGTATGTATAATCAAGAATTAATAGACCAATGTTATAAATTATCACCGCAAATGGTTTGTAAAGGTAAAAATCACAACATTTTTGTTAATAATTTAATCGAATCAACATCGTTTTTAAATAAAATAGTTCCATCATTAACAACAAGATTTTATTGTGTATTAAATAATGTTGAAT